TCCCTGATAAAACCGCCAACTACCGAAAGAAGTATTCCCGCAGCGTTATAGCTAAAGCCGCGGTAGCACTTCCTGCTGGTAGTAACCTCGTCAGTAGGAACAGACCACGTTTCGTCGATCGTAACACGAGCCCGATATAAAAGGGACCGAGTCGCAATCGAATAGTAAGTGAGCTGTGCTCTGCACTCTGGTACTTTGATGCCTTCTGAATCACCATCGCTGACCGGGATAGGTAAAAACCTTACCCGAGCGGCGAGATAGGAGACCAGGAAGTCAACACAGACACCAGTGCGCGAGCTCCACTTGATGAGGCGGTTGATAGCGGAGTAGCAGTCAGTCACGGAACGCAGCTTCTTGATGTAGACGCCTCTTACGAGGTTTCCACGCCAATAGTCCGCGCCACATGACTCTCTAAAGTCTCCAACGTTGAATGACTTGGCAACATTCACCGTATAGCCGAATAACTGGAGCGCATGGCAGACATAGTGGTAAGCATCGCTGCGAACCACAATGTCATCTCCAAAGACGCCATAGTTTCCGACAATAGACTTACGCTGAAATTCCATTCCTGGAACGCCAGTTTGGGTCGGTCTAAAGTAGCGAGGCCGTTTCGGCTCGATACCCAAGACTTGGTAACAGGAGACTACGATCGAAGCGAAAACCATGGTCTGCAATGAGAACGTAAAACCGTTCCCCATTGAACTGACCATGAAAAGCTCCTCGAGTTTACCGTCTGGCCGACGGACAAACTTCGTTCTGAGACGCTCTAGCCACACTACGATGTAGCGTGGTAGGATACTTCTGCAGAGCGTGAGGGACTTACAATCAGAGGCGGACACCAAGTCGATCGTTGCGAAACGACCGTCAAGGGACCCTAACCTCGCCATTTCTCGATTGATGTCCGGCTGATAAGACAGATTTATACCTGTATTGTCTTCCGTGCATTGGTCGATGGCTAAACCGAGGCCGCGTTGGTAGAACATACCAAGAACAGTCTCGGAGATGATTGTTCGCTTGATATCGAACTGCTTGGGAGCAAAAGAAAGGTTACCCACGTCTGTCACCCGCCCTCCACGCATGGCACTACGAGCTGTTTCAGCTTGTGCCCACGTAGGGTGCGAAGAAACGGACCGACGGTAAATGTCGTATAACTGA